GGCGCTCCCGTAGTTGTGGTAGTAGTTGTTGTGCTGGTTGTAGTAGTTGTTATTGTTCCTCCATTATCTACCCTAAAATCTGGCAATAATTCAAAAGAAACTAAACCCGTGTTTAACTCGGTTGAAAATGAATTAATCAAGTATCGTTTATCCCTTAAAATTATTCTATCGTTTAACTTTAGATTTGTTATTTCGCTAATTGGTAAAATACATTTTAATCGTGTTAACCTTGACTTTTTATTGAATATGTTATTAATGTAGGTCTTATAGTAAATCTCAAATAAGCTGTTGCCCTCTAGATTGCCTGTAAAGCTTGAGGTTTCCAATCCCCAATTGATTGTGTAAGTGGCACCAGATATATTCGTATCCTGCCCGAACACATTATAAGTTGTTGTTAAAACCGAACTCGTACCGTTATGAAGATAAAAGGAAACTGATTGTATAGTACCATAATCGTATAATAAAATAGGCTTTGGTTTGTAAGCTGCAAAGTCATCTTTTAAAGAATATCCAACTTGTAAGTTAGTCCCCGTAAACTTTTGGAATAGCATATTTTCAAAAGGCAATTGCACTTTATATTCGCCTCCGTCAATATCTAAGTTATATTCTAAATCTCCGTACTCGGTAACCGATCTTGACTTATAATTTTGGCTTAAGAAGTTTTCCGATCTTTGGTATTTAAAGCTTATTAACTTATAAGAAGTTACCCTTTCGAGTTCAATATCATCCGTAATCAAATATTTGCTTAAATCACGTATTACCCCTGCATTATACCAATCTTCAAGTTGTTCTATTCGATAGACGCCCGATGTTTCAGAATAGGCCGTTAAATTAAAAGCCTTTAATATCCCGCTAAAAAAGTCCTCAATCTTTAAATCTGGCATATACGTTGCCACATCCAAATCTATGCTATTCGTTTGCGAAACGGTTGTGCTTGCAATTACGGTGTTAGTGTAAATGTCAGCATAAACATTATAGGTAAATGTACTATCGAATGTTATTAATGTACTAGATGAAACGTAAAAAGAATATCTACCTGCTCCGCTTGTTAAAGGAATGGGTACACTAAATCCTGGGCTTGATGTCGTTACGTAATCGGTATCCGATATTTTTATTCCATTAAAATAAATACTAAGCGTATAAGTTATTCCGCTTGCTGTAAATTGTAAGCCTAAATTTGAACTTGTAATATTCGTACTTTCAGAGCCTACCTCAACGCCAGAACCATCATAACATTTACCGCCATCGTAAACAAACTCATCCGATAAGAAATCAAACATCACATCCCTAAAAGATGGAGTTGCAGATACACTTGTAAAGTTTATTATTTTAGGTATAGCTGCGATTTTAAACTCATCATTATTTTTAAGCAGTAAAAAGGCTCTAGTAAATTTATCGTTTGTTAAGAATGAACCGCTAAAAGTTACCCCTAATTCATTTGCAATTACTTTAAATATCTCACTTACCCGCATTGCAGGAAACAATTCGCTCGTATAAACGGGTGTTCCCGTGTTTTTTATATCCCAATTATCTATTGTTGTGCCACCTGTATTGTATTGCCAAACGTTTTTCGAGGTTATTAAAGGGAATTTTACGTGATCAGTTACGTTTCCTTTAACTTTATTGGCTACATTGGTGCCATTATAAGTAAAAGCATAAGCCGAAAAGTTTAAATCTTTTAAATACCTATCGTTAAATCCATCCTTTAAGCTAATTAAAGAGCCGAAGAAAGTGATTTGATAGTTCTCAATCTGTCCGTTTTTAATCGAAGCCTTTTCTAATTGGATTTTACCCTTTCTAAATGGGATAGTGTCAAGCTCAATATAGCCATCTTTTCTAATCCTAGCATCAAAATCATTCTCAATTGAGTTTTCGTACCAATGTGAAAAGATAGCGTTGTTATTTTTGCTTGCAGGAATAGTAAACGATTGTGAATAATCCGTAAAGACCTTTGAAATATCGTTAACATCTTGGATGGATGAGGTAACGTTAATCATTTCGTCATCAAATAACTCGATCCTTTTCGATACCCCGTTAATGTAAATATAAACGCCTATTGTCCTCATATTACATTATTGATTAAGTCGTAAGAATATTCAAATAGCACCTCGTAATTAATATTTTTATTGTTGATTGAAGATTTTAATTCGATTGCTTCCGATTTCACTAATGCAGGCTTGCCATCCAATAAAATAGTTTCGCTTAACATTAGGTCTTGGATTAACTCGCTATAATTCTCATCAACAAATCCCGTATTTAGCGTAACTAATTGGTTGCCGTTCTTATTAATTACTTTCGTTTTGCCAATGCTTGTATTGTAATTAACCGATGCTTGCGCAACGTTATATTTAGTTCCTTGAGTTGATATAGAATTGATTTGTGCTTTAAAGAAGTTTATCCTTTGCCATCCTCCGTATCGATTAATAAACCTGCAATTAACAGGTGTATATTTAGGCTCGCAAATCGGCGTTACTAAAAAAGTTTTCGTTTCGGTAAGCACTCCACCAACGTAATACTTGGCCGCTAAGTAGTTGCCATTTGCATAACCTGCGATAGCTTTAGTAATTGGAATTTTTAATATTGTTTTCCCCGTTGCCGAAAATGTATCGATTGAAATATTACCACCTGCTAAATTGTTGTAAACAAATTGAATACTATTACCCGATGTTAAGTCTGCATAAACATTAATATCATAACTCACACCCTCTAAGTATAGTAAATCAATAGCAGGGTTTGCCATTACTAAAAACTCGCTATTGCTTGGCGTTTGATTATACCCGCCCGAATAGTTATTGTAACCGCTTACCCCCGTATGATTGACTGTATCCAATAAAGAGTAAACGCCTACCGAAGTTTCTTTATATCTCTTAACCGTTACATTAACCCATAGCTGCGTAGTTGCATCCGCTGGCTTAATTGCATTAAGATACTCGGTTATAAACGGACTTATATTATACGTGTTTTCTAATTGCGTTGCCGATGGAATAGATTTAGTAAAGGTGTAGGTTGCAGTACCAGGAATAGCGCCACTACCAACCCAAATAAATAACTCTAATTTACTTCCAACTTGCGCCGCTTCATTTATACTAATAAAGTACGGGCTTCTTGCGTTTATAATCATTTCTCGTAACTAAATATAGTGTCAATATCTTGGCTAAATGCTTCCATTAAATCAGTATCAATAAACTTTTTATACCCTGCGTTAAATGGTTTGGTAAAGAAAAAACTAGGCTTCATCCCTTTTTCGAATATCGACCTTGCAATTAAAAATCCTATCGTTTTATAGCTTCCTTTCTTAAATTTACCGCTTTCATCCCTTAATCTGATATTCCTTTTCTTCGCCCAATCTGAAATCGGTTTAATCGGAGGCATTTTAGTTGTGAACTTAAACGGACTGTTTGGTGCTTTCTCTGAACTCTTTGAACCCTTTACGCCTTGATCTTGAAACATACCCGATTTATTCATAGAGAAGCCAACAAGGATATAATTCTCATCCGTTTCAACATCTGATTTAAGACTGTTATAAGTCGCTTTAGTTACGTTCTTTTTGCCTTTGGTTAAGTTACTCCTTGACTGTTGAATAACGTAAGCCCTAAACTTATTGATGGCCTTATTTACATTCTCTAACATATCGTCATTCCGTTAGGTATTTGAACATCAAACGTAACCGTCCATCCTGCTAAGTTATTGGTAAACCTTTCAGTAAACGGCTCGGCGTTCGGAGTGTTTACTATCTGTATTTGATCGGTAAACATTTGCCCTCGCATCATTTCAACTACCAATCTATTCGCTAAATGTAATTGAGTGTTTAAAACATCTAACTCATTATCGTTACCATCGAATGAATTTATACTTTCTGTTTTACTCTCATCAACCACATCCATAAAAAACACGCTAACATTAAGAATGATTAAGTTCTCTTGCAGTTGTGCGTTATTAGGCGTGATATGAACCAACGGGAATATCGTTTGCTTATCTAAATCAATCTTTGATATATCGCCAATGGTAACGGTCTTAACCATTTCAGTTGATTTAAGAAACTCTTTTATGGCGTTAACTATGTAGTAAAATCCTATCATTTTGTAATCATTTTAGCTTCTATCTTTTGCTTCTCACTTTCGAACTTTAAGAAAGTCAAACATTGGTGTAGGTTTAATTTAGTTACTTCATCAAATCTTCTAATGTCGCCTTGAGCAAGTCCATAGATTGAATTATACCAGCCCCATCTTTGCCCGAACTGCCCAATTTCAGAGTGTTCATTACCGCCTTGTCCTGTTCTAAATAATTCTTCGTACTGCTCAATAATTCTATTCCTAAAGTCCAAAAAAAAACCGTTGCGCTTAAGGTTACTTCTAAAGGCATCGTTTCCATTACTTCAGCATAGTTAATTGAACTTACATAAGGCTCGATTGCATACTTATCCTTTTGCTTTTCGGTTATTGGCCTGTAAAGAACCGCCATAGCTTTGTGCATTTGTTGCCAATCCGTAAAGTAAGTATCTAAGTCGATGTACTCGCCGCTTGTCATCTCATCTAAATTCGGTATAAAACCAAATTCCAAACTACCAATAAAGAACTGGGTTATTAGTTTAGGCTTTTGCGAAAACAACGCGATAATTTTATTAGCTATCTCGGTAACGTCTTTATGCTTCATTTCTGTAACGAACTTTAAGGGAACATTACAAAAGATTTGAATAGCTTTTTGCTGTAGGAAATTCTCACTATCATTTTGAGCTGCAATCTGCAAAAACTGCTGATACTGTTTTAAGGTAATTTCTTGCAAAGAAGTTGGAATAGTTATTCGCATATTAGTATAACGTAAGAAGTTGATTTTGTTAGTATATAAAATATTTACCTTGGTTTGGCTCGCCTATTAAATCCCATACTCCGTAACCTAACGCATCTAATAAGTGATTATAAGCATCGATAGGCGTTTCGCTTTTCTTATCGTGCCAACAATAATTGTTTAACTCTTTGATTAAGTTCGTGCTTTCGGGATCCACTATGATTTTATAGTCATTCAATAAAGCAATCCTGTCTATAATGTGTGGTTTCTTAACGCCACGAATATTTAATCCCCTGCTTTGTAGTTCGCTTATTAATCTAGGCTCGGCACTATCGGCAATGATTAAATTCTTTAGTCCGCAATACCTATTGTTTAAATCGTAAATCTCTGAAGTTGACAAATTGGTTTTATAATACATCTCCTTAGCGTATATCCGTTTATTCGCTTTGTCTACCGATACATGAACCAAAGTAGTAGGATCGATACTAAAGCCAAAATCCTGCCCGTAAATCGAATATCCCGTATCAATGAACTTATCTATCACCCAATTATTAAATACAACTCCCTCGGCTTTATTTAACCAACCGCCCATAATAACATGATTGTATTTTTCGGGGTTTGTTCTTTTCAGCTTCTCTATCTCATTTATAAACGATACAGGCAAGTTTTCGATATTATCTTGATACGTAGTATGGATATAAGTTACATCGTCTTTAACGCCATTAAAACCCTCTTGCACGCCTGCGTCTTCAAAGAAACGTTTATAAATCCAATGTTCTTTTGTTGCGGGGTTTAGAATAAGTATAATTCGATTGTGATGCTTTGAACTTCGAATGGATAAGTTAATCTTATCGAATGTTCGCTCATCTGTTAACTCCTCGGCTTCATCTAGTATCCATGTGTCAATACCTTGCAATGATTTTAGATTTGCCGTTTGATCTCCCGAACTTGTTTTAATACCTCGAAAGATAATATCACTATTCGAATAGGTATTTGTTATCTCGGATTTATTAACGTTGAATAGTTGCTCGGCTTGAAGTAGTTCTATCTTTTCTTGAAACTCTGGAATGATTGATAAATGCGCCGAAGTCATCGTTTGCCTAGTGAATAGTATCTTATGGTTTGGCTCAAATGATAAGAGGCTGGCAAATCTACCAACCTCAAATGATTTACCACTACCTCGACCTCCTGTTAAAAGAAAGTAGCGTGTTTTTTTAGAACCTAATTTATCCCATATTTCACTATGCTTCTTTATCGGCATTATAGATTTTACTAATATCGAAGTCGTTAATTTTTATATTGTTTTCAACCTCTGTTTTGTCAGCCCATCCAAAGCGGTTTTTCATATTCATATACCAACCTGTATAACTGAAATCCTTGTTCTCAAGCGATGTCCTGCCTTTTTTACTCCACCATGCTTCAGATAATAGCTTTCCTATTTTTATGGTTTCCGAAAATTGTGCTTCTTCTTTAATCCATCTATTCCAAAGGTCGTTACTAAACGCGCCTCTCTCTTTGCAAATTATGGCTTTTATCTCTACGTCTGAAGCCCCATTCTCGTAAAGCTCAAGAATAGTTATTATCAAATTTTGTGATAAATCAAATTCAGATTTTGGTCTACCCGCCATGATTATTTATACTCGTTATAAACTTTCCTTAAGTCCGCTATATAATCTCTCCAGCAACTTGAACAATTAGTGGTTTGAATACTGATATTGAAAACTGATTTATAAATAGCTGATAACTCTCTTTGGTCTTTTAAATCGATAGTTGATTTAGTTTCCTTAAAATATTCGGTTAAGTATTCGTATTGAGTTTGGTCTAAGCAATTTGCTTTCTTATACGGGAATAGATTATTAAGCAACTCTTTTCTTTCTGTGCATCCGCAGTCTTCGCCGAATATAAATTTAACCACTGCTTTCACTCCGCTTGCTTCAAATCCTTTCTCAAGGCTATCTCCTACACCTTTTGATTTTTGAGTTTTTCTTGGCATTTCTTTATCGTATTATAAATTGACATAAAACTAATATTTGTTTCTCTCGCTATCTTTCGCATACTCATTCCGCTATTTGCGTATAGTAAGAATAAATCCCGATCGTACCAATCAAAGGTAGCTAATAATTCTTTATATTTTTCGGTGCATTCTTGTTCTTGGCATTCCTCATCTACAAAATCATAATTCTCTATCTCGATGGTCGTTACTTTCTTTCGGTGTAAGTCCATTGTAACGCTTCGTAAAGTTAAATAAAAATAGCTATCGTTAATCTCTCTACCGTTTACTTTTATGTAGGCTTCCTGTACTATATCTTCGGCATAATAATACTCCCCGAAGCTGCGAACTACGTTTATCCAATGCTTATGTTTTTTATATAGATTTTCGATTGCGTAATTTGTAAAATCAAATATACAAATTATTTATTATCGTTAGCATTTTCTCCGACTTTTGGAAACTCCTTAAATAGTTGTAACAGATAACCGCCTGTTACGGGAATAACTCGATTAGAATTTACCTGTATATCTTGACTTTCTAAATATTCTACTATCTCCTCATCACTCGGATACCGCCCCCTTACGGCCTTAACAAACTCATCTAAATGCACAATATCTCTATCAATGATTTTTTGGAATACGGATGCTAGTTGCTCATCACTCGGACACTTTTGCTCTGATTGTTTAAACGCCCATTGTGCGCCAGCTTTAAAGTGCCATTCGTTGCTATCATTTATATCTCTATTCGAAAATGCGTAATCATCTAAATTAGTTAGCTTATGTAGCTTTTTTAATTCTGCTTCTAAATTTTCCATTGTAGTCCTGTTTAAGTTTAATCAACCATCCAATCATTAGCCTAGTACAAGTTATAGCGTGACCTAAGCAATCACAAGAATAAGACGACCATAAATCATCATGCACTTTGTTTTCAGCTTCTAATACTTCAATGGCTTTATCAATTGAGCCATATTGTTCGACGTATTTAGAAGACCTAACGTTAACCAGATAGTTTGCTTCGGATCGGTTCATTTCTAGTGTATTTTTCATTTGTTATATTTCATCAGTTATAACTAAACAATTTATTACTGGTTGCTCGTTCTTAGGTATTTCACTAGATCCAAATCTAACTCCTTTTACTTTTGCTTTTTCTGCTTGGCTAAACTTAAATTCGTCATTAGATTGTACTATCATCACATCGATTGATTTATCATTTACGTTTTTTAATATTTCTTCTAATTGCCCTACATTCATGATTTTTATGGTTTAAATAGTATTATACATTTTTCTATCTCTTCTTACGCTAAAAGATTGAGCAGTTCCTGTTTAAGTCTTTCCAAAAATTTTATTTCGCTCATGTTCAACACATCATTTTTAGTAAATTCTATGCCGTTCTTCTCGAACACATCTACATTGTTGACGGATACAAGTCTATAGTTCATAAAACCTAAAACATAAGCCCTTAAACCTGCTCTTTTGATTTTTTTGTCAATTGTATTTTCCATGTGTTAGGTGTTTATTTTTAATCTAGGCTGTAAATTAACTAGACCAATACATAACATGTCCAGATAGGTTTGGGCATCATTATGGCTTGTCCATGTTTCAAGATTAAATGTTTGATTGTTTATTTTAAACCACGGGATATATTTACGACCCATTTTCTTTATGCCGATGGTTAACTCCCTCTTAGTTGTTTCTGCTTTGGTGGTCATGTTAGAATGGTAAAAATATACTTATGTGAATAATAAAATCTTTGTAGCTTCTAAAATATTTAACGTGATAATAGCCTCGAAGCTGTTTTAAATACTTTATAGTGTAGTGTCGTTTTGTTATATGCTTCATTAGCTTTCCTCCTTTAATAATCTCTTTAAAGCATCAAGAGTGTTATTGTTAACTGTACTTTCTTCACATTGTTGATTGAAATACCAATTATCAAAATTATATTCTTCCTCGACT